ATGGATGTTCCTGCGGGCTCGGACACGGCTGATCCAGCTAACGTGCGAGCTGCACTCTCGCTTGCATTTGGTGCGTTGTGGCAACAACCCGCGGGTATTGGAGACACTTTAATCTCCGGTATCCTGGGCTAGGCCTCGCCGAAAGGTAGAGGATTCTCTCCTTACTGAAAGGTACTTACCATGAACGCATCAACTGAGTCACAAGCGAAGACTGTAAAGACTTCGTCTGATTACGCTTTTTGCCTGCCTTTAAACGCAGTCTTGAAGCGTTGTTGGGGACCCTGTCATGATTGGCAATTAGTTTCGAAGGACGAGCTAGAACTTCTCGATCCAGACGAACTGATACCGATTATGAAGTATGTTCCCCAGCTGGTCTTTGATTACGTCGGTGGAATGTACTGGGATGAGTTCCAGAGTTTCATCAAACGTGTCAACGACCGCGGTCTTGAAACAACCGCTACGACGAGTCTTGAGGACCTTCTTTGGATCCGCTGTGCGGATTTCAAGTCGATCCTCGCTTGACTTTCTTACGTGGTATAACTGGAGCACCACATGCGTGATTACGCTGAGACGTTACCAGTCTTACTCGATCTTGATTTGTATCGTGCGGGATGGAATGGAATTCTCGATTCCTACCCTGGGATCCCCGTCAAGCAGCTTGCGTTTCAGTCGCTCAGAAAGAGTCTTCTTAAGAAGTTTGAAGACTTGCCTTCAAAAGCGGCTGACGACGCTGCTCTTAACCTCTTTTTGGAGGTGAACGAGCGCTGTCGGTTGTGGTCCCTGGACACATCTCGTATGACCGAGGTTGATGCTGTTGTCGTCGGAGAAGCGAAGAAATTTCTTCATCGCTTTTTCTACCCGGAGTTTGAGCAGGTGAACTGTATCCTGTCTCCTTCGAGTATCTCTGACGGCTTCGGTTTTGGCCCCGGAGCTAGCATCGGTAGTAGCTCCACTGACTTTGTTTCAAAGGTCGGTACGAGTTCGATGTCGGCTACAAATCCAGGACTGTACATGTTATATGCACAGGCTATCTCTAACGACCCAATCTGGTCTGACGTTGAGTCTGTCAGACTTGTGAAAAGGGGAGTTGACATAGTTCGAGGAAGTCGCCTAAGTTTCGTTCCGAAGTCAGTGAAAATAAGCAGAACCATATGCACTGAGCCCCTTCTTAACATGCTTTTTCAGAAGGGTATAGAGGCAGTTCTCGTGAAGCAGCTAAGAAAGGTCGTTGGTATTGACTTCTCAAAGCAGCAACATAAGAACAGGCTTCTTGCTCAGCTTGGGTCCAAAACTGGCAGGTTTGGAACAATCGACCTGTCCAGCGCTTCAGACTCAATGTCTCTCGGTCTCGTTGAGGAGTTCTTCCCACGCCAAGTTGTTTCCTGGCTTAAGATGACCCGCAGCGAGGTAACCGTCCTTCCAGATGGTACCGAGGTAACGTTGCATATGGTGTCCAGCATGGGAAATGCTTTTACCTTCCCATTGCAGACACTTTTCTTTACTAGCTTAGTCTACGGTGTCTACAAGGCCTACGATATGTTCTTCGACAGGCCGTATGGGCATTCTCTGGGCAGCTTCGCCGTTTACGGCGATGACATCATCGTCCGTCGGGAGGCTTATGACCTCCTTTGTCGAACTTTGGTGTTATGCGGCTTCAGAGTTAACGCAGACAAGTCCTTTAACGAGGGCTTTTTTCGCGAGTCGTGTGGCGGTGATTATTACCACGGCCAAAACGTGCGCGGTGTCTACATTAGGACGCTAAAACACGTGCACGACAACTACTCTGCCATCAACCGGCTTAACGTCTGGTCTGCGGAGATGGGAGTTCTGCTCCCTGAAACGATCCAATATCTTCTTAAGGGGTGCAGGATCCTTCCTGTACCCCTGGATGAGATGGACGTCGCAGGGATAAAGATCCCCCTTCGCAGTGTAAAGCTCAGGAAAGTCAACAAGTATACGGGTGGTATAATGTACCGCTATGTGCACTTGCGACCTCTTGAGTTTGATGTTTCAGACGTTGAGCTTCGGCCCCCTAAGCTCCGTGGTTGGGTGAACAACCCTTCCGCTGTGCTTATGGCCGCATTGGCAGGTTCACTTCGGCGAAGTAAAGTGGCCATTAGACGTTCTCGGCCATTGACTTCGATCAGGGTACGGTACAGTTCGAGTTGGGACTATATCACACCCGCTCTCGGCGTGAGCCGAGAATTCGGAGAGCGATGGAAGTCGTTCTTCGAGCTGAACCTCAACCTTTTGTAGGTCAGCACCCTGGACTCAACTAAAAGTCCACCCCGGGGTAAAAGACGGTTGATTGACTAACGCTCAATCAATCAAAG